TCCTCCAGCCAATACCCCTCATTCATCTCCAACCCGACCGCCTCCTTCTGCAAGTTCTTCCAGACATTGCTTGCGCGCTCGTGACGTACTGCGGCGTAGCCCGTCGCTATCGCCCAGCCCCTCTCGTCACAAGCACGCTTCAGGTGAATTCCAAGCCAGATGTCACCAAAGCGGTCCAGGTTGAATTGCGGCCCCATCGGCGCCCAGTACATCCACGGCATCATGCGCCGGTGAAAGGCGACGTTCATGCCGCAGAACGGGAACAGCACCCCGCGTGGTATCGCGCCCTTGTAGAATGTCACCGGCGGATTGCCCCGTATCAACTGTGTCGGCGCGTCCCAATCGGCCACCCCATGCCATACCCCGTGGCTCACAACGCACTCGGCCTCGTCACGTACGCCATAAGGCACGCCGCGCACGTACTCGCTGGCCGTGCTCATCCACGACAACGGGAACCGGCGCGCAAGCGCGTCGAGGTGGTCTCCGATGGTGTCCCCGTAGGGCCGGGTGTCGTCGTCCAGCGTGACGACAATCTCCACGTCCGGCATGCACTTGGCGATGTACGCAAAGCCCAGGTTGCGCACCGCGTCCGTGTGGTTGCAGATCAGGTCACTGTCGTGGCCCAGCAGGTCGCTCGCCGTGAGCCCATTGACCAGCGGCTCGGCACCGTCGCGCACCTCGACTAGTAGCGCGTTGTGGCGCTCAAACTGCGCCAGCCACGCGCCCTTGAAGGCGTGCATGGTCTCTGGCCGTACTGTCGGCACTACGACGGCAATGCGCTTTGTCACCAACCCCCCCACGACGCTGGCATAGATTGACCCAAATCCGACATTCTGGTCCCACCCGACAATGCGCTGGCCCACCGCGTCTGTATCTCATTCAGCACCTTGGCGCTCCCTACCCGCTGCGCTTGCTGTGCTGCCAATCTGTCAAAGTGCCGCGCCTGTGTCCCCGGATGCCACACACTGCGGGCGAACGCTACTGGCGGACCGCTGAATCCCCTGCTGGCCCGCAGGCTGCCTGGCGTGCTCTTTGGCCGGAATGTGGCATTGAACGCCAGCACGCCGCCCGGCGTCTTTGGCCTTATCCAGTGCGCTCGCGTGCCCTCATTGACAAAAATGAACGGCTTGTCGCTTGTGCTCACCGTCACGCGCGCCGTTGTTGAGTGAAAGCTGCCCAAGCCCTGTATACGGAACGCCGGGTCGTGGCCCCACGTCTTTGTCGCACCTTCCAGGTATTCCTTGATCAGCCCGGCGTAGACGCCGCCCCAGTCGCCGGTTGTCGCCGTATATACGCCCACGCGCTGCAAGGACTGGAGCAACTCATTGAGCCCGATGATCTGCGCGCTGAATATGCCGCCGCGCGCCCCGCCGGACTCGTAGCTGGTTTCTGTGAACGGCTCCCGCATCCACGCTGCTCTTGCCATTAGCGCCTCACCTCAAACGGGTTCCAATCGCCGCTGCGATCCTCGCAGTCACCACAGTGCTCCGCGGCCGGGTCTAGCACCCAGTAGGCGTCCCAGCCGCCTTCTACCTCTTCGATGCGCCAGTGACACCGGCAGTTCGTGTGACACGCTGTAGACCCATCGCCCGGATAGGCTGGCAGGTCTGGCATCCCGTATGCCTTCGCGTTGCCGCGCTCATACGACTGCGCACTTGAGTCGTGGTACATCTGCGAGCGTATCCGTATCTGCCCCTCTGTCAGCGTACCGTCCGCGACGGCCTCCGCGAATCCGTCTAGGTACCGGTATTGCTCTTTGACCATCGCCCCAATGCGGCCCCAGTCGGCTTGTGTCATTGTCCCGCGCCCGCCGTGTGCGAGAACGTACTGGTCAATGTAACTGGTCTTGATGTCTCGGCGCATCATCTTCTGCCACTGGCCCACGTCCAGGTCGCCCTGCACCAACCGCTCCGACAACTCAGCCGCAGACGCCCGCTGCGCGTCCATAAACGAATCGCGCAAGCCAAGCATCTCGGTCGGTCCCATGAACCGTCCGGTGCGCGTATTACGATAGCGGTGCGCCGCTATGGACCAGACCCAGGGCGATGGCATTATTCCTCGACCTCAGCCTCTAGCATGTCCGCGTACTCACTTGGCATCACCCGGTTCCACCGCGCAATCGCCGCGTCCACATCCTCAGCCGTGATACGTACCGCCGTCTCCGGCTCCAACGGCTCGCCCTCTGGCTCTACCCTGTCCATCTTGACCGCCTCCTCAAAAGGGCTCGCAAAGATCTTCCGCACCTCCTTGGCTGTCATCGCGTATGCCAGCCGCTCATGCAGCACCGCCGCCGTTGCGTCCGGTATCACGTCGCTCACAAACGGCACATCAGCCACGTTGCCCGCCTTCAGTGACGACAGCGACTTGCGCCGCCAGCGGTCCAGGTCCTCCGATACGGCCCGCGTCGGTGGTCGCTCTGCATCGTCACCCGCCTCTAGCTGTGGAGGCGTGCGCTCTGCGCGCTCCTCTTCCAGCCTGGCCCGCAGATCGTCGTAGGTCATCTGCCCCGGCAGGTCCATACCGAGCATCTCCATCGCAAGGTCAAGCGGTATGCCCGCCTGCGTCATCCGCGCCAACGCCTCACTGCGCTCAGCCTCGTCTTCCTGGAAGATATCGAGCGATTGCCAGTCTAAGACGACCTTGAGTCCCTGCGGCTCAAAGACCTGCTTGTTCAGCGCCGCTTCGATGATGCGCGCCTCTGGCACCACGGTCTCCGAGTAGAACGCCTGGTGGTGCTCGCCGGCCGTGGCGTAGTTCGCCGCGTCTTCCAGCATCGTCTGTGGCACGCCCGCCGCTGTTGCAATCTGCTCGCGTACCAGCTTCGCCAACTCCGGCATCGCCAGATCCCGCGTGTTGTAGCCGATCACCTGCGGCTTGACCGCCGCGCTCACCGCGACCGTCTCCCACGCCTGCTTGACGCCGGAAAGCACGCGCTTCCACCACGCTTCCAGCCGGTCCATCTCTGCGCGCATCGGCGCGCCGTCTACCGTCAGGATCGTGGCGCTGATTGCGCCCCGCTCGAAGAACCCACTGGCATAGTCGTCCATGTTGTAGACGATGCCGGCTTCTGTCAGGATGGTGCGCACCCAGCCATCGCCGGGACCGACCTCTTTCGCCATCGACGGTGACCAGAAGTAGACTACATCCTCCAGCGCTACGGGTATCGGCTCGCCCGATAGCCGCCGCTCGAATCCGGTCAGTCCTTCGCTTGCCGTGATAACCGGCTTCATCGTCGGCGGCAGTAGCCAGCGGTAGCCTCGGTCGATACCGAATACGTTGCGCTTGCGCCCCCAGTACGCCGCGCCGTATATCTGCAACGCCGCTTCGGTCAGCCACAGCAGCAGCGGCATGTCGTTTGCAAACTCCCACTCGGTCTCCGTGTCGCCCTTGTAGACCTTGACGGGTATGCTTGATAGCGCGTTGGCGCGCAACTCGACACAGCGCCGCACCCAGGATACTTCCTGGTATGCACTGTGCTCTGTCAGCGCGCCGCTTGTTTCGCCGCCCCAGGCGTTCTTCCAGTCGTAGGCGCTCATTGTGGCCTTGACTGTGCCGCCCTGCTGGAGGGTCTCTGCCTTGAATATGAATGGCTTCACTTATGCCCCCCAGTAGAACAGCGGGCCGGAGTTGCGGTCAATATGCGCCACGGCGTAGCGAACCATGTCCATACCGTGATCGTTCTCTTTAGCAGGCTGCTCTTTGCCAGCCTTGTCAGCCCACACGTAGGCGCTGAACTCATCCTCTACCTTGTAGGGCTTGCGCGCCTCGGATAGCGATTCGTCGGCCATCCGCAGGCTGTCGCGCACCACAAATAGCCGCTTTGCAGCGAGGCGCTGCTTGACGGCGTTGATCCCTGGTAGTACGGCGTTGTCGGCTTCGATTGCGCTGATACCCGCTCTCCTGTAGGCGTCGATGTATGCCGGTTCTGCCGGGTCGCACGTCACCACTTCCAGCCCGAACTCGGCGTCAAGCGCCTTGGCCGTTTCTACCCACCAGTCAATCGTGCGCCCCGTCTGGTACACCTGGCACACCAGGTACATCCCGCCGTCACCGTCAACCGCAAACACGCCCAGCACCCCGGCGTTCGTGTATCCCCAGTCCTGCGCCGCAATGAACCGCGTGCACTTTGGCACCGCGTCCGCATAGATCAGGTGCACGCTCTGGTCCCATTCGTCGTACACCGCGCCTTCGGCCTGCGCCGGCAACCCGAAACGCAAACGCTGTTTGCGAACGCCCGTCAACGCATCCAGCACGCTCATAGTCCGCTGGCCCTGCATCGTGATCTCGCCCGTCGCCTGGTCGTACAGCATCGGGTTCTCTTCGTGACGGCTGTAGAACATCCGCAGGCTTGGCCGGTTGTACATCCAGTGAGACGGATAAGACGGGTTGCAGTCGCCAATCGTCTGCGCGTATGGCATATGCCCCGCGCGCCCCGTCGTGCGCGTTGTCAGCGTCTCCCAGTCTGCCAGGTCTAGTTCCTCCGTCTGGTTCACGTACACCACGTCATGCTCTGCCGACAGCACCTTGCCCGCTTTGTCGAGGCCCGCGATCCACACCCGTGCCCCGTTGGGATAGTCAAACCATTCAGGCTTACTGCCCCCGTATGGCACCACCGATGCGTCGGCCCCTATCACCTTTTGCGTGTACGTCTGCATCACCGTCGCGTAGATGCTCGCTTGCGTCTTGCGCGCTATGACCAGCGATGCGTTCGGGTACTTGTGCGCGCACAGGTGCAACTTCCACAGCGCCGAGATGGTCTTGCCCGTCTCTGCTGGGCCGTGCAGTAGCGCCTCTGCGCCGTGATAGCGGGCGAACTCACGCGCCCCGCCGTAGAACGTGAACTCGCGTCGACCCACACCTAGATATCCTCGTCCGGGTCGATACCGCCGATGGCAACTATCAGCGGCCCGCCGCCAGCGCCCGATATCTCCTGCTTCGTCGGCGCGTCTATGCCGAGCAACTTACAGCGCCGCTCGATGCACCAGCCCACGCCCTGCAAGAATCGCGGGTCACCGACCTGGCCCCGCTTCTCCGTGCCAGCCTCGTATCGCTTGCCGTCCTTGGCTGTCTCTGTGGCCCGCGTGCGTTGTATCTCCGCGTCCTCTGTGCTGCGCTGCCAGGCGTCCCAATAGGTGCGCTCCAGTTCATCGATGCGCGCCAGTTCCCGCGCCTTGGCCTCGTTGATGTCGATCAGCGCCGACGCCCGCCACTCTGCCTGTAGGGTCTTCAGGTCACGCGAGACAGTGGACTGGTCGATGTGCAGCTCGTCGGCTATATCCGACTGTAGCGCGCCGCGCAGGTACATCTCCGCAATGCGCCGCCGGTCGCGTGCTATCGCGGCAGGGTTGCGCCTTACGCCCGGCATCGTATGCACCCAAGATTGCACTCTCGCAACGCCGCAATGATGCGCTCGGTTGGCACGCGCTCCTTACGGTCGGTCACGTTGTCACCTCAAGCTGACGGGTCGGATTTGCACCGCCATCGGCAGGTGGACCCTGCTGTTCTACTGCTTGCACTACGTCCGCACGTTTCGGGTAGGGCTGGCGCAGCGGCTCTATCTGCGCCGCCATCGCCTTGTCCAGCGGGTACAGATAGCGGTGCTTCGATGACCCCATTACTACCTGATAGTCCGGGTCCATCTGTAGCGCCGCCTCTCGCGTCGTTAGGCGGGCGGGCTTTGAGGCACGAAAAGCCCGCCCGTGCCATCGCTTCCCGTTGACCACGTATTCCTCGGACGCTTGCGACATGCCACAATAGAGCCAGTTCCCCCCTTGATAGATGCCCCCGTTGTGTCCATGCTCTGGGTCTGCAAAAGAGACAACGAGCCTCAGCCCAGGCATTTCGCGCTTGAGTATCCGCATTGCTAATGCAATAATCTTGGTTACTGGTGTCCGGTGGGCTGCCAGCGCCACCCTTAC